CGTTCGCAATGCCGGTCGTCACCTTCACGGTCTCGTCGCCGTCCACGAAGTCGATCGTGTCAACAAAGAACTCCTCGTTCTCGATGTCACTGGCGTCAACGCCGACCGCGGTCCCGCATGTCAGGGTGCATTTGCAAACCAGGTTGGGGATCCAGATGTCTCCGAGGTTGCTCCACTGGTAGATGAAGGCTGTGGATGTCAGGTTGTCAGCGGACCCGGTGAAGAACAGCTTGGCCAGGTTGTACCTGGCGGAAAGAACGATCCCCGAGCCGGGGGCTGGTTCAGTAGTCGTTGGTGCAGCCGCGAGCGTGGAGGTGGTGGCTCCAGCCGTATACCCACGTCGCAACTGTCTGGTGTTTGTGGAAAGTTGGATCTGCATTGGTGTTGGTTTCCTCTACGGGCCGGTCAGTCCGACCACAGTACATGGAAGATTGCTGTGAGTAGCCCGCTGAAGAAGAGCGCGGCTGTGGCAGATGCGACGTACATCTTGGTCCGAAGCACCGCCATGTCGAGACGGATGTGCTTCACATCACGCTCGATAGCCGCGATGCGTTTCAGTTCCGTCACCACGAAACGTCGGTATTCCGGCCAGCCGTTGCCTGGGTCGTGCATGGAAACACCCCTAAGGTGATAGCGGGAGGCGGCGAACCGCCCCCCGCCATCTTACCTCAGGATTGTCTGGGGCTAATGCCCCTCAGGATCAGAAGATCCCGATGGTTCCGGCACTCCATGGCGCGAGCTTATCGATCCCGACCATGATCTGGGCCTTCATGAATTTGGTATTCCGACGCTCGTCATCCTGAATGACTGTCCGCAATCCCGATGCCTGGACCATGCCGATCCCGGCTGCGCCTTCCTGCGCGCCGCACAGTGCGACGGCAGCCAAGCGGTCTCCATCGGTAGACGAACCATCACAAGTGACGTTGTACTTGGTGAAGGTGTGTCCGGTGACGTTGCTTGAGGGGATGTGATTCGTGAGAATCACGTTGAACCCTTCCAACGTACCGATGACGCGATTGTTCAGGTCCCACGGCGCGGAGTTCGTGTCCTTGCTGAATGGGTTACCTGCGGGTCCTGGGAGAAGCACTGAACTGCTGCCAGCCGCTCCCCACACTGAACCCTCATGTCGGAGGACCATCCGAATGTACGGGCCGATAAAGAGGTTTCGACCGTCTTCCGGCACATTGTCCTCGTCCATGAGACGAGCCAGGTCGGCTGCGTTGTCGCGGAACCGACCTGAACCAGTGCTGTCGTTGCTGTAGTAGTCCGACAGCGCGGAGGCGGAGGATGAGTCGGTTGAGACTCGGTTTCCGCCGGCATGAATGTTGGCGACCGCGGCAGTACGAGCCGAGGTAATCGCCACCGCTGCACACTTCTTGTCCAAGTCAATCGCCAGGGAGCGACCGAGCTTGACAGCGTAGGGCTGAATGACGTCGAAGTGATTGAGATCGAGATCCGCGAACGGAACATCGACCTGTGCGACCAAGACGTCGTCCACCGTGATGGTGGCCTCTGACATCTTGATGTCCTGACCGAGCAACTCGTCGCCAGGGGTGTGATAACCCTTGGTGACGCCGCCCGTGCTTGTACTGAACAGGTCAATGTCGTCTCCGATGATGGGCCACTGTGCTGTGCGTCCACCGTCCAACTGCTTGACCGCCATGATGTTCCCGGTGTTATCCCAGAACTTGGTCTTGGCTCGGAAAGCCTCCAAGACTTGCCCGCTAAAGACGGTCAGCGCAAGCTGATAGTCGGTAGTGGCAGAGCCATCCCACCCATGTAGGGTGCGAACAGGTGTTGAAGCAGCCATTGTGACTACCTCCTTACTTTGTTTCTAGAACGAGATGAGGCGACCCGTGAAGGTGTCCCGTCGCTCTGTGGGGCCAGCGGATGCCGGGTATCCCACGCCTGTTCTGGGGCTTACTTGGATCTGGGTTGGGCCTGCAACATGCAGGCCCGAATGCAGGGGACGGCCTCGCGGCCCCCCCCTACCAGTTAATCAGTGTCGTCTGCGGCTGAGTCAGCCATGGTGCGGATCGTGTGCGCCGACCCCGCCGGTCTCTTCTTTGTCTTCTTCTTCTTGGGAGCAATGACTGCCGGGGGTGCATCGTCGCCAGCGACTTCCTCAAGCTCCTTCACACGAGACTCGAGTTCTCCGCGAGACATGACTCGATCCGCATCACCGCAAGCCTCAAGGGCCAGGTCCACGGCCTCTTGTTCCACCACATGGGCCGCCCCGGCGACCCTGTCTCCGGTTACAGCGTCTGCTGCCGTCGCCTCGTACTTGGTGAGATCGGGCCGATACACGGTGCCTATCGAGATCCGAAGACGATTGAGTTTGTCCATCTGCTCTGGCGTAAATCTGATAGGCATGGCGTTTAGCCTCCCTGGTCGTCAATGCCCTGAATGATGTGGGGCTTGGTGTTTGCGAGTCTACGCTTGGTCGCCTCGGACATGTGTCCCTCGGTCTTGGCCTGGCGAATGGCCGTGAGAAGCTCCGACACGGTGGCGTAGCCGGACGACGTGTTGGGCATTCTTTCCCCAGTCACAAGCGGCTTGGTGAATCCGGTGGCTGTCGCCTGCCGGTAGTCGTATAGGATTTCCTTAAGGGCACTCTTGTACTGCACCGAGTCATCGAGTCGTCTGTTGAGATCATCAACCGAACCCTCTGGGTAGTTCTGCCCCGCCCAGGCGAGCAGGTTTTGCAGCTCGATTTCTCCGCCAGCCATCTGGGCGGCCTCGTTCTTGATGGCGATGGTGGCGTCGTCGGATCGGAAGGCGATCGCCTGCTGGCCGGCGAGGAAGGAGTCCACCAGACTCTTGCCAATGCCGATCTTGGCGAGACTTCCGTACTGCTCGTCCGTGAGTTTGCTGTCCGCCTGCCAGTTCTGGATGATGGACTCGTTCTCGAGGCCAGCCCTCTGGAGGATTCCCTCGATGTCCAGTTGCGACATCTCTGATGCCTGGGATCCCAGTTTCTGCTCCAGCTCCTGATACCCACGCTCCAGGGCCTCAATGGACTCGTACTTGCCGGCAAAGGTCCGGCCCCCTTCTGGCAACTCCGAGTCCAGCGGAGTCTCCATGGTTCCATCTACTTCGGCGAGCTCGGTCGTCTCCGACTCGGTGTTCGTCGTTGCGTCTGGGGCAGTACCTGATTGCTGGATCGAAAGGGTTGGTGAATCTACAGTTCCTTCGGCGTCACTCACTGGTAGCTCCTTCTGTCAGGCGTTTCTCAGCAACCGCACCAACCGTGCGAACCGCTTCGCCCTGAACGGCGGCGGACTGTTGATCAGCCATTGCCGCCTCTTGTTCGGTACGCAGTTGCTCGGCACTCTTGACCAGACCCGGCTCGTAGATTCCGGCCTGCCTCATCATGGTGTCCATGAGAACTCCCATGTCCAGGCGTGCCAACATCTCTGGTCCGAACTGTCGAAGTACCTGAAGTACACCCATAAGCCTAGTCGCATCTGCCTCGCGTGACAATGCGGCCAGGCCGGTGACCGCCTCTACCTCAACGGAGTCCGGGGGCAGGGCGGGCAGCAACTTGTCCCGAGTCATCTGATACATGAGTCGCTCGATCAGGGGGACCTGCTGGTTATCCGCGATCGGGGCGTAGATTCCACCCAGTGCGCCCTCGAGCTCCATGGCCACCCGCTGCACCTGGAATGCCGTGACTCGCTCGCCCGTTGGCATGCTCTCGCCCTCCATGAGCATGCCCACAGCGAGGTCATTCCGCTTCCCAATCATGGTGTTGTACACCACGTTGAAATCACTGAGCTTGTCAACCTTGAGGCAGGCCACGTCCTGAACTTGGCCGCCCTGCACGCGGCCTTGGATCACGGACCCGCTGGGCTTGGCGAGGTCGATGGGTCGAACCTGGCTGTTGTAGTCCGTAACGAAGAGTTGCTTGCTCGCCGTGGCGGCGAAGTCGAGCAGCCTCTCATTGAGTTCGTTGAGCGTGCGGCAGTCACCGAGGTTCAGTTCCACCCAGCCCCTGCCGTAGTTCTCGCCTGGCGCGAGCTCAAACGGGGTGGACAAGAAGGGGCTGATGCCCTCCTGAGATTCATTGATCACATGCCTGTTGATCTCTTGGCGAATCACCCAGACCTTGCTCACCGGGTGCCACATGACCTCGGTGTACATGTCCTTCATGCGATCGCCAACGGGCCGGGCCTCTTCGACTTGGATGTCGATGTCGGCCATCTCTGCCTGCTTCGGGTCCAATCCAACCGGGTCCACTGATTCCTTGACGATGTGGTAGATCACATTGCCGGCGGGGTCGCGACGGCTGACGTACTGGTCACGGCGGAAGACCTTCATCTGGTAGTCATCCGTGAACTGTTCCAGGGTGTCACCCGTTACCAGCAGTTGGCTCAACGCCATTCGCTTGCGATCGCGGAATCCCGACCGCTGGTGGTTGTTGTTTCCACCCATGTTGGCCTTCTCCAACTTGGACATCATGATCAACTCATGAAGGGCTAGGTGGGCGCGGAACTCGTTAATCGCTGCCGGGTTGATGTTCGCGTCGTAGAGGAACTTCGACGCCGGCTTGAGCTTGAACCACGGGGCGGCGGGGGTGAACAGGGATAGAAGTAGTCGGCCCTCGAGGTTGGTCACGCCCCTGGCAATCAGGGAGGTGTAGACCTCAGGCAACTTCCCATCCCGGCTGAAGTCATCAGGGGGGAGGACCCACGGCTTGCTCAGGGAGGCGCAGAACCTTGCTCGTTCCAGGCCCTCGAGCCTATCTCCGTCGTCCTTCATCCACTGCCGCTCAATCGTATGGGTTAATTCCATGCGTCAATCAGGTCGCTGCGCCTGTTCCCTCGCCCTGCTTGAGAATCTTGAGGCTTCCTCGCCCCTTGCGGCCAGACCCCCACTTGGCGATGTCGGCGGGAGTAGCACCTTGGGTAAAGCCAGGCTTCAAGTCGGGAGTTGGTGGCGGTGTCGGTATTTCTGGCGGTGGTGGTGGGGTGGGAGCTCCGCCCATGTCAATCCTCCTTGAGTAGGCGTAAGAGGTACTCGACAACGGATCGACGACCGCAGTCGTACAGAAGTTGTCGCGGTTGGATGATGTCCGAGGGGTCTCGGATGGTAACTACAGGGATAAGGGTGTCCAACTCCTCGATGAGTTGCTCCACCGTGTGAGGCAAGGCGTGCGGCAGGGAAGTCTTGAGTTCATCAGATAGCGTGGTAGGCATAGCCTCTCCTTATTAGCCACCGTTTGACGCCAACGGGAGATGTGACACGTCTTGGAACTTCGACCCCGGCCTGCAGAAGGACGTCTTTGGTCACGGTCACGCAGTCCTCGGATCGGTTGTAGAGGCCAAAGGTGATGTGCTTGAGTGTGGCCCTCAGGGCAGAGGGGGGGTACTTCCTATTCTCGTACCGATCATAGTCCGGCACGGTGATATCCCCGTCCACGCACCTGTTAGGCACATGGATGTATCCGTCCAGGCTGGGGTAAATCTTGATGAACTTCAGCAGGGACCAGAAGCGGGTTCCCATGATGCTGACATCTGCGACCACCCCGCTGCCTGCTGGTGCAACATGGATCAGCGGAGACAGGGTCATGATTCGGCAGTAGTAGTAGAGCAGAAAGGCATAGATGTACATCGGCTTGCGGAGCCACCCACTGCGAATGGCAAACCAAAGCCCTACCCCTCGGCTGAAGAAGACGAGCACATGCCCCTCCGGTACATCAGGGATGTTTCGGCCCCGACGCTTACTTATCACTCTCTGGACATGTGCGATAGCAACGGATCCTTACGAGAAGAAGTAAGTTGACGACAATACGCTGCTGATGTCCAACTTTCCCGGCTCTGGCGGCGGTGGCAATGCGGCCTGGGGGTATCGTAAGGTCCATTCTTCGTGCAGTTTCAGGACCAGCGGGTACTCATGGAGCTTCACGAATGCCTCACGCAGGGTCCTGTCCATGGTCTGGAGGTTCTCCGCGTGGGCCAAGTACCCGTCATGGATGTAGGCCGAGGGTATGTCGTGGGTGTGGTGGCACTCGTCCGCGGTCATGAACATGTGGGTGCCGTCCAGGCTGTGGACCCAGTTGGGCACAATGCCTGATCGCTGCTTGCCAGGCGAGAGGGGGACCCGGTCATCCCTGTACCCAATGATGATGTCCTGCAAGATGGTCCGAACCCTCACTGTGCCGTACTTGCGGTAGGGCTGCACCACCGGGAACCCCAGTGGGGTGGTCCAGCCAAGCGTACCCCTTGGGTACTTCTTGCAGATGACCCTCACCGATGCCATGAGCCACCCCATGATGCGGTTCGCCCTCGGGAAT